TGTACGGAAAGACAGTTTCACTTGGCGTTGACGATATGGAGGGTAACTTTGCAGAGAAGAGAGCTCGGTCTCTGGCCGATAGAGCGGAAGCAGTACAGTGGCTTAAGAAGAATAAGGCAGCGCAAAAGAGGAAAGTATTAAGAGCTGCTAAAAAGGCGGCTAAGGCTAGCAAGAAGCCAGGGGGAGGAGGAGCTGCCGGAGGCGAGTTAAATAAAATGATAAATAATATAGCCACCAATGTGCATCCTGGAATTCTTGCTGGCGGTCTTGCGATTGGTGGAATACTGCTTTTTGGTTCGTTATTCTCTGACGAAGACGAGACGCCTCTTGATAAGCTAAATCAAATGGGCAGGTACCTTACGAATAGAAGGGCCGACAGAAAAGAATGGATCTCAGCATCAGCTCTTCAGCTGGAGGGTAACGATAGGTTTTACCGACTTATAGATCCTTCTCTTGAAAGAAGATACGAAAGACAGACCGATACCAAGAGAAACAAGGAACGAAGGGTACAGCAGCAAGGAACCTCTACACACGTAATGGTTCAGGATATGCTTGAAGCTCAGGGTCTAGGTCAACGAGAAGTCTACGCAGAAGATACTAGGAACAAAGTATTTGGGTACATAGACTTTATGCTTAAGGGTGGCATACCACTAGAAATCAAGTCTACAGAATACGATGAATGGGAAGCTATGAAAGCGCCCAAAGAGCCACACATCAGACAGGCCACATTCGATACTATGGCCGCTGATAGCCCTTACGCGTATATCATGTATGTTCCTAGAGGTATGCCAGAAAAACAGAAAACCTTTATGGTTTATAGAGATCCATCAAGGTATGCAGCTGATGTAAGTGCTGCTAGAGAAATTCAAGAAAAGTACGGCGATGTAGTTGAGTCAGGAGAACCGGAATTATCTGGGTTTAGACCACTAGGAAGCCTACTTAACAATATCTCTAACGACAGGGTAATGAATGCCGATCTTGGCTATAATAAGTCAAAAATAAGAGACCAGAAATCTAGACTAGCTACATCTGGCGCAGGCGGATCTTATAATCGTTTAGGTAACGCAAGGCATGCCAATGAGTCTTCTAGAGGTTCTGGTGGAGGTGCTTATGGCTAGTCCGCAATTTCTAGATGATATCGTAAGGGGTATTGGGGGTTTCTTTGAAGCCGTAACTCCAATAGATCTATTTAATCAACAGCAAACGGCTAAACTTTCATATACATTCAGTAATGCACTACAAAATCCCAGTATGAAGAACTTTAGGACATATGCTGGCGAAGTTGGTCAAGCAGTAGGGGCAGCACAAGCAAGATATAGCGCTGCCGGAAGACCAATGAATATGGCAGAATATTTCCAGGGCTACAAATTCGATAGGGCTGCGGCCACCTTTACCCCGGGTGAACTTGCTACTAATAGAGCAGTGAGAATAGGAGCAGCAGCCAGTTTGGCCGCTTACGGGGCCTCGTCTATGGTATTTGGAGAAGACAGTATTCCAGCTAAAGTTAGCGGTGGAGCACTAGGTATGGCAGTTCACGGAGGTATAGCTAAAGCGTTATACACTAAAACACATCCAATGATAGGCGTAGCCTACGGTGGATTGGGCCTGGTAAATATGATGCGAAAAGGCGACAACTTAGGACCATTCTAATCTATGAGTATTGCAGCATATTTAAAATCGGCTTCGTCCACACTAAGAAATAAAGTTCTATCAACTCAGACTGGGCAAAAGCTATTCGGAGGCTCCCTTAAATCTGGAGTCTTTGGAGACAGCCTATACCAAAGACTAACTCCTACAACCCTGTCAACGCCGTTATCAAGCCAACTAAGAAATATGCAAGGAGTTGGCTTAATGGCTGGTGGCTATGGTGTTTATAAGGCCACTCAAGCTATAGGTGATGAAATAGATCTTGCTAATGAACGGACTGGACGCGGATCTGCTTATGGCGGCATAGTTAGAGGAGCAGGCATGCTGACTGGCGGGGCAATGGGCCTAGTCGGTACAACTAGAATGCTTGGTCAGCAAGCGAGAATACTTGGAAATACATTCGACAAGGAAAAATACAACACATTAACCGCCCTTAATAAGCAGGAGCTAAGAAGACTAAATAGACTTGGATTTTCTAGTGCAGAAAAGAACGCAATACTAAAAGGTGAAAGTGCAAGCCCACTTAGCGAAACGTTTAGAGAACTACATCAAATCAACATAGGGGCTAAATCTCTTCATTATAAGAGAATGCCACAAGAAGCAGCAAAAATCGCAGCTGCTGAAACAGCTAGAAAACCAGAGTACGCATTAACAGTGGCTCCGGAGAGCATGCCTGCATTAACTTCTAGGTCTGAATTAGCTACGGTTAGCGAAGGTGCCGTGGTTCCGGTTTCCGGGAAAGGCGGATCAGCCGTAACTGTAAGCAGAGGTTCTGCTCGGACAAGTGGGGCAGGTAGAGCAGGTCGGTCATCAGGAACTGGACGTGCTGCTGAGACAAAGCAGAAAAGACCATCCGACTACCTAATGTCCAGAGTTAAGGGCCAAGAAAGAGGTAGAAGAAGAACCGAAGGCGGTAGGACTAGAAGTGCGAGCAAATCTGCAGAAAAAGCTCGTCCTTCTGCTCCAATTCCTCCTGAGGTTTTAAGACGACTCCGCGGACTGGAGGCCACTGCAAGAGGGGTGGGCAGTCAGGATCCGAGTATTCGTAATGAGGCCAAAGTCGCAGAAGACATGGCCAGAAAATTAAGAGACAAATACGGAATAAAGGGACCAGCAGCGTCCGCCGCTCCTAAATCGTCGCCAAGACCATCTCCTAGAACGGGACCGGCGTCAGCAGCAAGAGCCGGAGCTCCTAAGCCAGGTAGCTCAATGCCCTCGGAATCAATGGCTCCGGGCTCTCAAAATAACTTTGTCCCAGTACCGGCAGACGCGGCACCAAGAGCAGCATCTCCAAGAGTAGAATCTCCAAGAGTTACGCCTCCTCCAAGTCCAACTGCCGCAACAACTGCAACTGCACCGCCTAAGTATGGTCCAGACCCAATGTTTATGAGAACTGAAAATGCTATGAGCAAATTTGACATGGCTGGGGATTTTATTCAGAACATACCCAGCAAGTTGCTTCAGATGGCAGTTCCCGCTGCAGGTGATGCGGCAGCTGGTATTGCCGCTGCTCCTATAGCGCCCTTTATGCTGTTAAAGGGAGGTTTTGCTAATTCTAATTACGCTGGCTCAGCTATATTTGGAATGGGAATGTATGCCGGAGCGACCGCAGGAGTAATTGGCGGCAACATGAGTGATAGAGGAAGCAGAAATCGTAGCGCACTAGGAGGTACCGCTGTTTATGATCCAAACGCTGGAGGCAGAGCCAGAAGGTCTGGCATGGATCCAAACATGTCTAACACAGACGGATTAGTTCAATCATTACATAGACTGAGATAATATGCCAATAAGTATTGCCTATGCAGCTGGAAGGGGTGCGTTAAAAGCCGGAATAGGTCTAGGTAAGTATGCCTATCGCAATCCAAAGAAGGCCATGGGCCTATTGTCAGCGGGAATAGTTGCAAGTCAGATGGGCAATTTTTCTCAAGACCAAAGAGGCGTGACAGACACGACCTCTGCTGGTGGCTATTTTACGGCTCCATCTGATACTCTGAAAACGGGAATTCAATTGTATGGAGAAAATCCTGTAACTGCGATAGCGGCAGGACTCGGAGTTAACTTGCTTTTGTCTAAGTACTCAAGCGGAGCCGGATTAACTGCTTTTGCTAAGTCTTTCTCTGCTAAGAACCCGGGTCTAATTGACCCTATGTATATAAAAAACTTTGAAAGACGAATGAGTGCCGTAGATCGCCTGAACGCTAGAGGGACTGGTGCCGGAACAACGATGGGTTCGAAAATTAGGCATGGATTAAAAAATGCATTTAGACTAGTAAGAGGCGATGCTAGTGCGATGATTGAGGCAGAAAAGTTAATTAAAAATACTCCAGGGGTAGCTGGTTCTATCGGTGGTAAGGCGCTACAGAGTAGGATTGGCCTACTTACTAAAGCAAAAAAGATATCAAACATAGCAATGTTTGCTTGGGCTGGACAAATGGCCTTTGATTTGGGTAAGGGTTTCTTTAGTACTGCACAGCCAACTTTTAATGTGCCGACAGTCCGCACAACAGCAATGGGTGGTACATTTAATGATAGCTCCGAAGCACATACTCAAAGAAGAAGAGCAATAGAAGCAATGCATAATTCACAGTTCTCAGGAAGGTCTGCCTTCGGCAACGAGGCTTCATTAATGCATGCGTAGGAAGAAGCTAAATAAGAAGGTCAAGGTAAGAAAGAAGAAATCGCCACAGAGAAATACTAAGAGCGATAAATATAAGAAGTGGCGCAAGTCCGTCTATGCTAGAGATGGCTATTCGTGTCGTATCTGCGGTAATGACGGCAGGTTAAATGCACACCATATAAAGCCTTGGAGCCTGTTTCCCAATCATAGGTACAAGGTAACTAACGGCATAACTCTTTGCTTAAAATGCCACGAATGGGTCCACATACCCGGTAATAAGTCACAATACTTGGATTTAGGCGATGGTACAGCAAGCTGATTACGGTAGACCATACCAACCTGAGAGACCATATATAGAGAACGGCTATAAGCCTATAGGTCCTCCTAAGGAATCCTTTTGCCTACAGTGTAAGAACTATTACAAGAATCTAAAGACAGAGGGTATAACCGACAAGGACTTCCCGCCTGTTTGCTACGGTGATATTAACGAGGCAGTTAAAAAGGCGGTAGCCACAGAGCCCGATGAAGAGCAGGCAGCACTAGCATCTATATACGGAGATCCGATATCGTTTGCAGCGGCAGAATTTAAATGGAAGCCACGCTGGTATCAGGTAGAAATGTTGCGCTGTACTAGCAGGAAGAAGACTATTAGAGCAGGCCGTCGTCTTGGTAAGTCTGAATGTGCGGCGGTTATGATTCTCTGGCTTTTGTATACGAACTCACATTACAGCATTCTACTTATCTGTCCATTCCAAAGCCAGGTAAAGAGAATATTTGACATAATGAGAAAACTCATTGGCGAGTCCTTGACATTCCATCAGTCAATAACAAGAGATGTCAACAATCCCCATATCATTGAACTTGCAAATGGTTCCAGTATAAAAGGATTCTCATCAGGAGCCAAATCTGGCGGCAAGAGCAACCAGATCCGTGGTCAGGACGCAAACTGCATAGTACTTGACGAAGCCGACTACCTAAGCGAAGATGACCTTGAATCCATCCTGGCTATTCTTGCCTCTCACCCAGACTGTCTTTTGTGGGCTTCGTCTACGCCCACGGGCGCGAGGAAGTTCTTCTTTAACTGGGCAATAAATAAGAATCTAGGCTTTAAAGAATTCCATTACATATCTGCAGAAAGCCCCAGTTGGTCTGAAGAAACAGAAACATTCTTTAGAGATGCCTACTCAGAGGGCGCGTTTGCTAGAGAATTCCTTGCCGAGTTTGGCGATGAAACGTCGGGTGTATTTAAGGGATCAGACATTAATAACTCGGTTATGGATTATGACTACTCTGACTGCGAGTACGATCCTAAATGTTCATACGTTATTGGAGTTGACTGGAACGGCGAGGCAGTAGGAACTCATATAGTGGTCGTAGAATCCCAGGTATCTGATGGAGCTGTCAGGTACCGAGTAGTAGATAAGTCTATTATTGAGAAGAGTGAGTTTACGCAAATCAAGGCTGTAGAAGAGATAATCAGATTAAACTACAAGTGGAGCTCGGCGTTTATCTACGTTGACTACGGGTACGGAGCTACCCAGGTAGAAATGCTTAAGCGCTACGGTAAAGACAACCCAATGTCACGTATTGACAAGAAGGTTGTCGGTATTCAGATGGGTGGAAATGTAGCGATCAAAGATCCTATTACTGGTCAAGACGTAAATAAGCCTGCTAAGGCTTTTATGGTTAACGTGGCTGCAAGACAGGTGGAAGCCGGCAGATGCATCTTCCCTGCCCTAGAAGATACTAACGCAATGATGTCTGACGAGGGTGGTGGCGGACATATTGGCCTGGTGCAGCAGATGAGAAACTTTAAGGTGCTCAAGATGGCTAAAAACGGCTCTCCGACCTTTACTGGGGAGAACGAGCACACCCTTACCGCCTGGATGCTTGCTATTCTCGGCTTCTTTATGGAGATGTCCGACATAAACAAGATATTAAGGTCCTCAAACGTCGCCATAACAGGTCCAATGGGTGCTAAGGGGCCGGATGCTGATCCTGAGAATATAATAGCTAAGAACAGCGAGGCAAGGGCTAGGCTTGTTCCTAGGCAAAGAACCATGAGCACAAAGCCCATGGTTATACAGAATAATGCCGGCGCTGTTTTACGTAGAGAACAAATGTTAAAGAACTTTAAGCAGAATAAGCAAGATCCATTCAAGGGATTTGGCGGACCAGGCAGAAGGACTACCTTCTGATGAATAAGGGTATTTATTTCGACGGTAACCTAGAGTTTCGTAGACCAAGAAGTCTCGGTGTATCTGGGTCCCAGCCAGCCGATTCACTAAAGTCAAGACCAGACGAATTAGAAGACTTTACTAATTCAGTATTTGCAAAATTTGAGAATGCCTCCGATAAGGCGAATGTGTTAATGAAGTACACTGAACAGGTCGCAAAGAAGTATACGATACCTGTTCCAGAAGAGTCATTTGAATTAAAGGCCGCAGTTTCTAGATTTGACGGATCAGATGGCACAATAATAACGTTCGAAACTTATCAAAACTGTATCGCTATAATTGAGTCAATAGGCACTAATGTAGATTTTAAAGTAATAGATAAGCGTGTTACTGCAGATCCTCTAGCTAACGAGAGAAGAATAAAGAAGGAGCTGGACTCCAGGTTCTCGTCTGATGACGAAGGATTTATGGTTCTGATGCTCGTTGCTTCGCAGATTGGGGTTTTATATTTAATACACGAAATAGCAGGTCTTTGGCGAGGTCCAGAACATGTGCTTGCTAATGCGGCAGACCCACAGGATCAGCCAAGTGTGTTAGCAGAGGCCGGTAGGCAGATCGCAATATCTATGGCTGTGTCGGCCGCATTGTTGGGAATAAATAATGCAATGGCCTTCTTATTTGCGTCTCAAGGAACAAAAAAAGATGAAAAACTAACTACATTAATAGAAGGCGCAATAGGACAAGCTAGTCAGATAGATCTTCCGCCTTTAGTTGAGATCGTAAAGAAGGCAATGTCTGCCGAGGATTACAAGATAATATTTGAATATTGCATAAGATACATATCTAACTCTAGAGATAGAGGATATGAATTTTGGCTAGCGTATTATTCGGCTAGGAAAATAAGATACCTTTCTGCAAGAAACAGATCTCTTGCGCCGATGTTTAGTAGGAAGCTTTACGCAGAAAACAACGGCACGAGGAGCACTGATTCGGCATTAGTAAATCCTGATGACATAGTACTTAGGTCGCCTAATATAAATGTACAGGGAACAAGTGTAGCTGGCCAAGTCGCAGGCGCACTAGCCGGTGCAATAAACGCATCAGTAGTCAATCCTAATATTGAATATTTATGTACGCTAGAATACGAGTCAAATTCATTCGTTAACGGTCTTGCAAGAATAGCGCAAATACTAGACACCAAATTAGCACAAGACGTAATTTGTTGTTTTATTAGATTCTTTGGCGGATTAGACATGGACCTTCTCAGGAAGATAAGAGCTATTCTTCAGGCATTCCTGAATTTCCAACTATACGATCTTTCTAGAATGCTAGAAAATTTCGAGACGTTTATATCTAGCTGGATAGAGGAGACAATAATGCGTCTTATCTATGCGCTAGTTCAGGCAATAATAGATAAGATCATTAGGATGGTCACTGACTTTATAGTTGATCTAGCAGGTGATCTAGAATTTATAATTGAATGTCCTATTATTCTAGAGCTAATACAGGGAATCATAGATGCAATAGCCATGATTGCTGAGGATTTAGAGGAGATCCTAAGAAACTACTTAGCATCTCTTGTTTACAATATGATGGCCCTAATTGGTCTTGACGGCCTTAATCATGGTATAAATTCCAATTCTTCTCTATACATAATCTATAAGAAGAGACGTATTTACGAAATCATAAAGATTTTGGATGCTATAATAGCCGCTGTGGAAAGCGCTCACATACTCTGTGATGAGCCTGACCCAGATAACCCGCTAAAAGTTTCGTATACTCAGGTTGTTGAAAGTCCAGTACTTGCGGACCTAAACGACTATTTAAATATCCCAGAACCTGTGAGAAGACAATACTTCCCAGAGGGAACTGAGGTTATGCTAGATGACGGAACATATTTGCCTGACTATTCTGACAATGTCGTCAGGATAGGCCGGAAAGCGGATACTTCTGTTAGGCCACCGGTCCAGGAGGGCGAATCCTACCACGGTTGCATAGACCAAATGGATCATATCCTTCCTAAGGATGTCCTTAAAAAGTTTAGTAACGGCCAGTCTAATATATGACAGACATAAAGATAGACCTACCACCACCTTCTGAAGCAAATGCCAAAGATGTAGTAATGGCAATAGAAGGGGCGATCAATAAGCTAAAAGACTTCAAAGCTTCAGTAGGCGGCGCTGCCGCATCTAAACCAGATGACATAATAAGAGAGCAGCGAAGACCACAGTCTAAGGTCATACCCTACGGCATCAGGAGCTATCCAGCTCCAGGGACTACATTCAGAAGCCACTGGAACAGACCGTTCCACGATCTTACTGAAATCGCAAGAGCAGTAGATACAGAATCCTATCTAGCGAGATCAATACAGAAGCATAGAGAATATGCCCTAAAAGAAGGCTGGTATCTATCTGGCAAGAATCCAGAGACTGTTGCTTACGTTAAGAAGAGGTTGATGGAATTTGAGATGATCTCGTCTGTGACCACAGAAGAGATTATAAGAGAAGTTGTTACAAATCTAGTCTCTTACTCAACTGCTCTTCTAGTACTCAACAGAGAGCCTAGCAAGTCAACTGGAAGGCAAATAAGACTACACGGTAAGACAATGAACCCGATTAGTGCGATCTTTGGTATGGATCCCACTAGTGTCTACGTACAACAGAACACATCTGGTAGAGCATTAGCCTGGAGGCAACAGGCAGATGGAATGTACACAGACTTTGATGCAGATGAAGTCATCTGTATTACCATTGATAGGAAGTCTGGATTTATATTTGGTACCCCATATGTGATTACTGTTCTAGATGATATTAGAGCTCTTAGAAGATTAGAAGAGCTAGTAGAGATGGTTTCTCATAAGCATTTGTTCCCGCTATTCCACTACAGAGTCGGAACAGAGGCATCTCCTGCAGGTCAGATGGAAACACCAGACGGCATCTTAATAGATGAAATAGACTATGTAAGAAGTCAGGTAAACCTGATGCCTACCGAAGGTGGAATAGTAACCTCGGAGAGACACCAGATACAATTCCTAGGAGCAGAAGGTAAGGTACTAGATTTAGAGCCCTATCTCAAGCACTTTGAAGCCAGAGTTATGGGCGGTCTAAGATTGTCTGGCATTGATCTTGGAAGAGGTGATACGGCCAATAGATCTACAGCCGGTGTTATCAATAAAAACCTTATGGAGGCTGTAAAAGACTACCAACAAGTTATTTCAGACCAACTTACCAGTAAATTGATTAACCTAATCGTACTAGAAGGTGGTTTTGATCTAACAGATGAGAACAAGGTAGAGTTCAAGTTCCCTGCTATAGACCGGGAAGAACTCAGGGCGCATGTAAACTTTGGGTTATCGCTATATAACGCTAACGCTATAACTCTTGAGGAGTTCCGTAGAGACTTCCTCAGTATGGAGCCAATGAGCAAGAGTGAGTCTGCAAAGCAGACAAACTTCGGATTATATGTAATACCAAAGCTAGAAAAAGAAGCCGAACTAAAGATGAAGATGGCTGGTCCTGCTGCTTCTCCTCAGGAAAAAGAAGTAGAGAATAAGGTAAGACCAGAGAATCAGTACGGCAAGATGTCCGGTAAGCCGAGGTTAAATAAGAACGACAACCTAGTAGAGGACATCAAAAATATGTGGCTTGACACAAGGCAACAAGTCAAGCAGACCGAAGGTCTAGATAACACAGAACACCTAGTAAATAAGTTCATAAATGATACTTTTAACTATTGCAAACCATTCATTTCAATAGCAGTAGACAATGGTTCAATGGATGCAATAGGTCGTATGAAAGACGCTACTGAAGTCAATGTTCCTCCACAGTTAACGGACATATTCCTATCCAAGATAGTCAAGTCAGACTTGCAGAAGATATCCCGCAAGGTTATAATCCTTCTAAAACAGTCTTCTAAAGATAATGCAACAGTAACTGCGGCCTTTGATTCAGTATTCCTTGAGATGAGGCACGCTATAAGCAAGTTTGAGGAGGGAGCCTACCGTTTTGGCTATGCCGAAGCTTGTTCTATTGCGGGTTATGATAGAATATTAATCAAGGAAGGCGATAAAGTCGTCAAAACTATTAACCTTGACGGAATGTCAATTAGGGATGTCTCATCTGACTGCAGAGATGAAACATATATAGATATAGATGAAAATTCTAAGGTTTCAAGATAACCTGTCGCTCGGTAAGACTAAGGTCTTAACCGATAGCCAGTCATTAATTGGTGACTTAAACTCCTCTAGCAAGAAGTATCGTCTTGTAGCTAAGATAAGAGCAACCCACAGCGGATATCTGCTTAACAACAGAGTCTATCCTGGCGCATTTATGAAAGATGCGACTGAAACCTGGGTTCGTCCATACAGGAAGCCGGTACTCGTAAACCATAACCAGCACGAGGGAGCCCCAATAGGTAGGGTTATAGGGGCGGAATACCATCAGCTAAAGCACGGCGAAGATTTTAATAGAGACTACGCCAAGCCATCGGCCGGTGAGGATCTCGGCTCGGGCTTTATTATTCTCAACCTGTCCATCAATGATAAAGATGCGATAGACAGAGTTATGGACGGCAGGTATGAAACGGTATCAACCGGTCATCATACCGATAGGGCTCTTTGCTCTATTTGTGGCAACAACTGGCTAACAGATAGCGCCGAATCTGATTCTGACGGCATCTGTGACCACAGACCTGGCAAGAAGTATACGATAGAAGATAAGTCCAGGACCTGTTTCCTCATAGGCGGCAAGATGACCTATGACGAAGTTAGCTATGTAAATGTTCCTGCACAACAGAATGTTAAAACTCTAAGCATAAACTTAGAGGCATTAGAGAACGCTATAACAGGCAAGGATTCGCAGGTAGTCTTTAACTCGTTTGAAGACGGAATAGTTAGTCAGCTAAGACTGGTTGCCTCCAGAGGCGAATCAATGGATCTTCTGCTTACGCCCGGTAAGAAGGATAAACTTCCTGATAACTACAAGCAGATGAAGGATGCCGTTGTCGCATTTGGAGATGAGAATATGGATACCATATTCAATAATGACGATCTAACTAAGACCGCTGATAAGGCGGTAGTTGAAATGATCAAGGAAGCCAATGTCACTCAGGATGAACCAGTTGTTAGTGCAACTGATTCTGTAGAACAGCCAGTAGAAACTGTCATTGTTCACGAGCCAGAGCAGACAGAGCCAGTAGCAGAACAGGTAGCGGAAACACCTGTAGTTGTAGAGCCAGTTCTTTCTGAGGAAGATATGGCGCTCTACTCTGTTGCTAGAAGCATCGTAGATGCCGGCATACTTGACGAAGGTACTATTGACCACGAGTTCTCGGTTGATATGGTTAAAGATTTGGCCTCGGCATTTGACGCCAAGCTTTCAACCGAGCAGCGAAAGAAGCTTAAGGCTTCAACATTCTGTGGTCCAGACCGGTCGTTCCCGGTTCCAGATTGTGCCCACGTAACCGCCGCAAGGCGGCTTATAGGTCGGGCCAAGCTCTCTGAAGATCAAAAGAAGAGAGTACTCTCCTGTGTAAGCAGGAAAGCAAAATCACTTAGTTGTGATAACGCGGAGTGCCAGATAATGGAAAATGAACCCGTAGTAAAGGCTCCTTCCGTTGACAGCAAGGTTAACGCCGATGCAGTCAAGGCTCAGGATATAATCCTTAACCTCTCAAAAGAGAAGGATAGCCTTACAGAACAAGTCAAACGCCTCCAGTCATCGCTGGATGCAAAAATTTCTCTTTGTGACGAAATCACAAAGGAAAACACTAAGCTCAAGGCCGACCTCATAAAAGAGACGGCACGCCAGCTAGCCATCAGCAGAATCAACCTTGGTAAGCCGGGGACGATTGGTATCAACAGCAAGGATAAGCTCGACACCTACGTGGAGGAACTCTCCAAGAGGTCGCTCGACTCACTTCGTGACTCGTTGGCCGATATCCTTCCCGAACTTGACATGTTGATGCGCAAAGGTGGAGCACACACCTCGCTTTTCAGAGAGACAAAGGTCGAAGATCCCTCAAAGGGCAAGAAGGACCAGACTAATGTAACCAGGAACGCGATGGATGGTAGAAACGAGCCAAATCTTAAGAATAAGGAAGACTTCCTTAACGATATCTAAGGAGATAACCAATGCCTGAATACAGAATTCCGAGGGGTTATGCTCGCCGTCATCCATCCTACCAAGAAGTGATGGAAGGTGAGCGCCCCACCCTAAAGTACCTTAAAGCATCGCCCTTCTTGCCTGTGGCCGAAATCGAGCCACGGCACGATGACCCAATCGTAATCCCAGCAGGCACCTTTGTAGGTGTTATATCTGCTACCGGTGGCTCGTTCGTCACTGGTGCCGTCGTAACTGGCGCTCTGGGCACGACTGCGACCTACTCGTTAAACCACGGTTCCGGCTACTATGCTCTAGTACCGGCAGCGTCTGGTCCGTATAAGCTCACTTATACTGCTACTGACACTGACACAACGTTCTATACCCCAGGAACCATCAATCTCGATACCAATGCTGTTGTAGCCTCGGCAGGCACATCAACCAAGTTCATTGGTATTGTTAATGGTGGACTTGGCGCTACTGGTCAAGGCGTTAAGCCTCTCGGCGTAGTCTACCAGGACATTTACGCCTCGTGGCTCGGCGATAACTACACCAACTATGATCGTCAACCTAACATTGGCTTCCTTAC